CAAGCGTAAGCTGACAAGACAACAGCGAACTGTATTTGTCTTCCAGTGTGATAGTGATGTCACCACCAGCCTGAGCAACACTCGCAATACCCGTGTTAGGGGCGGCTACGGGTGTTCCGCCGTTGATGCCAGTTAAACGAAACGCGAGGATTTTTACCGCTCGCTCAAGCGCCTGGACGCCTTTAAAATCTCTACTCGCCATAACTCAATCTCCCTTCAGTGAGTCCGAATTATAGTGCAACGCGGCAGTTGTAACCTGGAGCGTTGCAAGCGACGTTTCCGTAGTAGCCGAGGCGAATTTCATAAGCATCGTCCGAGCTTTCACGCAGCATCTTGTTGCCATCAAGGTCTAAAAACATTGGAGCTTCGCCCAAAGTGTTAAGACTCCAGGTATCCATCTGAAGCATCCAAGCAACATCTGGCTGACAGTTTTGGTCAGGAATAACCTTGATTGTTCCACGAGGTCCACGAATGTCGATACCAGCAAAGCCAATATCTACGTCACGAGCCTTTGCTTCGCTGTAAACAACTTTTGAACCCAAAGCTTTTTCAAGGTTTGAGAAAGTTGCAAAATCGACGAAGCAATGATCTGGCCGACCGCCTTCGCGAGCAACTCGCGCCGCGCCGCCAATTAGTGCTTCCTCGATTGGAAGAGCAGAGCCGTCAAAACGGTTACCCCCTAAGCGGGTCACATCGGCAGTTCGGTTAACATTAAAAAAGAGGTCTGAGCCAGGGGCGGCTGTTGGGCACCAAGCTTCAAGGCCGGAAACAACAAGGTTTCTATCGCCCTTTGCAATGATAAGATCGTTAGCAGCAATAGTACCGCCTGAGCCAGAAGCATACTCTTGGCCGGTAAAGGTCAACTCGCCAGTGTCGCGGTCAATTGCGTCAACGCTAAAGTCTCCCGTTTCCCCTGTTTTACCAATTCGCTGAGAACCCGCCGCAGAAAAAATATTAAGAACCTGACCAACCTCAAAGTTTGTCACGTCTTCAGCGTTTTTAAGCTTAACAACCATGTTTGCGCTGTTTGCAGGCGCAGCGTTTGCAAGTCCTCGTGATCCAGTGCCGTCTCGATACATGCCGACAGCTAATGACCGAGTAAGCGAGTGCAGCGCACCATCAACTTCCATTGTCGCATAACGCAAGAAAGCATCGCTGTCTCGCTCAGTCGCCTTAATGGATTCGCCGGTAATGCTTGCGAAAGAATAGTCTTTTACCCGTGTCAGCACAAATTGCTTAAGTTGAGACGTTCCGGTAGATCCGGCTATCGCGGAAGTACCAACATCTTGAGCGCTTCCAAACGTAGCGCTTCGACGCTGTGGGTTAGAAAAGATAATCGGAATAGGCATATTCTCGCCGCCGAACTTTGTGTATTTCGGCATCATTGCGAGTAACGGGTTGTCCCGGTAAGCCATGTTTTGAACACGGAGCGGTTTATAATGCTCTTTAAGAGCTTGGTTTACTGTAGTTAGATCTAAAGCCATTGTATTACTCCAAAATTAAGGCATATTTGCCCATTTGATCATAGCAGCGACACGTTCAAGGGATTTTTCCTTGCTATCCAACGTGTTGCCGGATGTTTCCGTTGCCTTAACAACATTTTCATTGCTAAGTGTTTTCACCCGTTTCACTGCTTGCTCGGCGGCTTCTGGAGTCTCTGACTCGCGTGGTTTATCTAACTCACGAAATCTTGCTTGCAGCTTGCTGCTGCCTAAGTAACGCTCGGCTTCCGCCATAAAGTGGTCCTCAACGAGCTTTGCCGCATCACCGTACTCAAGAACTTCTTTTGTAGTGTTGTAATGCTCCTGCATTACCTGCGCTACGAGTCCATAAGCGTTGTGATGCTGCACCATCTCGAAGGTACTACCATCGTCTACGAAATTCTTAATGTTGTCAACCAACTGGTTTTTTGCAGCGTTAATCTGCGACTGCTCTGCTTGTTGACGCTGATTGTCGTAAACCTCTTCAAGCTTGCCTAGGCGGGACTGAAGTTTTTCGTTTTCAAGACGAAGCTTCTGCTCTTCGGTTGGATTGCCTTCGTTGATAACTTGCTGCGTTAAATCATCGTAGTTAATCCCAAGCTCACCAAGAAGCTTTGCGGGGTTTTCTTTTGCCAGCTTCTGCAAGTCAGATAAGCGTGTAGAAGTGCCTTCAAACTGCTCGCGTTCCTTGGCAAAGTTTGCCATTTCTTGCTCTTTTTGCCGCAAGGCCCGCTCTTTTCGAGCAAGTGCCGCAAACTGCCTGGAAAAGTCAGGGCGCTCCGGTTCGGCGGGCGCTTCCGGCGCTTCGGCAACTTCAGCAGCCTCTTCAGCTACTTCTTCCATTAGTTCTTGAGTAGGCGCTTCTTCAGCAACCGCTTCCTGCACAACTTCTTCTGTCATATCAAACCCTTGCGTTGTTACGCTGTTGGGATGGGAGCTGCGGCGGCTTCTGCTGCTGCAACTTCATCCGGAATTCCTGCCGGGGGCGCTCCCTGTTCAGGGGTAGCTGGTCCCGGCCCCATTGGACCCATCGGCGGCTGTTGCGCCCCGGCCTGCATTGCTGCAAGCATACCGATAGAATCCTCGATAAATCGTCTAAATAAATCCAGCCTTAACTCAGGGACTTGGTTAATCTTGGCCCTTAAGTAAGCTGACTGCATCATTTGGATACCCATAGCCAGGTTCATGTATGGCTCCGGCGGCTGATAAATGCCTTTTTCCAGAATACGCTCAATCATCAAATTAAAGATTTCCTGCGAAGCTGTCGCCATATCATTAACGGCTGCCAAATCAGGGTAATCAAGTAAAGCTCTAGCCTCTTGCTGCGTTAGCATTCCGGCCTGAAGCATCTCGATAACCTTTTGAAGTTTAGCCGCTGGAGTAGTTGGCAGCAAAGACGTTGGATAAACCTTCATCACATACTGGTCGCGCTTCAAGTTAATGTCTGACCACTTAATTTTTTCAATATCGTCATCGCCATGACTAATGACCTCAAACGACTCACCTTTATTCGATGATTCGCGAGCGATATCAACCATTTGAGCCGCTGCATCAAGAAATAGCTGCTCATAAGCCTTTGCGACCATTAAAAACCGCTCGGACTCGATATCTTGAAACTCTCGAAGCGCAACGCCCGATTCTAGGCCCGCTGGCTTCTTTGCACCCGCCGCAAGCTGACTTACACCCGCAATTTCGTAGGCACGGTTAAATAATCGGTCTAAATGGCTAAAAATTTCACCAGAGACGGTTTTAGGGACAAAAAACTGAGGCGGAGTGCCCGCATACTCAATTACGCCCCAAATTTCGTTATTTATGTGGGCTTTTGAGATTTTAGAGCCACTTTCAACGAAAACCTTCGGTGTTGCGAGGTGCATCTGCTGTTGAATGTTCCGTAACAGGCGATTTATCTCTACCTGGATACCGGTAAGCTGTTCCGCAAGTCCTTGGCCCCAAAAACCGAGTAATCGGCTCGTCCAATGGATAAATGCAAACGGAAAACCATCGCGCTCCCAAGAGTCATCAAGCAAGGTTGCGTTTTCTATCGTAATAACATGTCGGCCATCTTTTGCGCCCTTAGAGCTTGGTAAGTGCCACGCCTCGATGCATTCAACCTGTTCACTTGCGCGGTAGATTGAATCATCATCCTCAATCGGAGATGCATCACGAATCTGGCTTTCAAATTCTGGGAATAACGACGCCAAAACCTGCTTATCAACAACCTTGCGCTGAAACATCTGGCGAGGGTTGCCGTATCGAGCTTCAAGGTCATCAACAATAATTTCATCAGGAAACACCCGCTCACAAGTAATCTGGCCGTCGTTTTCAAATACCTTCATAACACCAGTGCCGAAAACACAGGCATCGAGAAACACCTTGGGCGCAACCTTGTAGATGTCGGAGCCGTAAAACTGACCCGAGGTAAACTTGGTCAACAGCTTGGCTTTTCGCTGCATTGCCCAGTCGCCGCCAGTCGTTAGGTAGGTCGCCATAGGCTTGGCTTTAGCAACTCGCGCTGTAACAGTATCGCACATCGACTGAATGATGTTTAAGGTTACGCGGTTCTTGGCGCTTGTCTTTGCTCGATGAACTAGGTTGCCGCTTCCCAAATCGCGATAACTAATATTTCCATAGAGCCGAGCGTGGTTAATATTGTTTGTTGAATGGTAACCCTGATTGTCCGTTAGATGCTCAACAACTTCAAACACGAGATCGTGGGGTTCGGTTTTCTCACTCCACCAATAGCCTAGCTTTTTCATTTTGACACTCCCCGCAGATTACACACCTGCCGAATAAAATAAATCTTCGTCGTATTGCTCTTCTTCGGATAAGCTTTTTGCGCCAGAGGTTTCAGGAAACACTTGTAACTGAGTACCTACTGGTCTGGGCTTATCCCATAGCTCTACTTCGATATCACCAACTCTTAACCGCTTAAGACCATGCTTCTTAGCGGCTTCAATTATTTCTTCTAGTTCAGCGTCCATTCATTTTCCCACCATGCTTGACCGTCTTCTTTATCGATTGCATCAGCCTTGTCCGACCAAAGCTTATCCTCTAGAGCAGCATAATACTCAGGACTTCCTTGCTTTGGCTCAATAGCCGCTTGCTTATACGTGTAGTGCTTGCTTTCGCGCCACGCATATAAACACGCATCAGCGAGGTGATTCTCAAAACGCGAATCTTCTTTTTTTCTGTCTTCGTCCCACTGGAGTAAATCCCACTCATCTAATATCTCGCACCCTTCAAACACTTTAATAAAACCACAGTGTAGGTCTGAGTTCATAAGTTCAATATAGGACGCCTTGTTACGCTTTTCTGCTGCGCGAACTGGCAACTCGTAACGGTAACGAAATTCTTCAACAATAGACTTTCCCAGGCCCCCTGTATCGGCAACCATGATATTGAAATCGTAGTGCGAATCAAGCTCTTTGATTTTTTCAGCAATCTGCGCCGGTATCATCTTTGTCTCTTTGTAGCAGTCGACAATATAGAAATCAGGCAGCTCCGGGCAATAAGCACCTATCACAAAAGCGGTGGCATCTTCGTAACCTAAATCGATTCCTAAGATAAAGTTAAAGTCGTGCTCGTGGTGCGGTATCTCAGTGTAGAAGTTTTTTTCTTGGCTGTATTTGTAAATCAAAGAATCGTTTGAGCGAATCCACTTGCCGCGCCACTCGCGCAAATAAACAGGGTGGGTTTTGTCCCAGTGCTTTTGTTTCATCCGGCGCTCAAGCCATTGCTCAGCATGGGGGATGTGCGGATTTTCCATAATGGTCCAGTGGTGATTACTGTAACCCTGGGCCTTGTCGGTCGATGCCCTATGAAACATCCCAGAACAAGCAGCGTTAGGAGTTCCAATCATGGCAAGCGTGCCGTTGTGGTCAATTAGCGCAGGCTCAAGAACTTCTTCAACCAGCTCTTCAAGGTGGCGTCCGAAACTTGCGGCTTCGTCAAGAATAACCAAGTGGTAAGCAGAACCCCGCAACTTATCAATATCAGCTTCATCGTTTGCTCCCGTCAGCACAAGTTGGCTTCGGTTGGGCAACGTAGCAATAAGTTCGGAGTTATTAAAGTGCATCCCGATGTGGTACTTGCGGTTGGCCCGTTTAAGCTCCATCCACATTAAGCGCTTGGCGCTGTTTCGCGTCAGGGCAATATAGGCGCAGATGCTATCTGGGTTTCTCGATGCGGTTTCAATCAAGTAATAACAGGCCGCATAAGTTTTTCCTGCTCGACGAGAGCAAAGGGCAGTTTTAAAACATGCGGGGTCATTCATGAAATCAAGCTGCTGCTGAAACAAATCTTCTTGCCAGCGATACGAACGGTTTTCGGCAACTCCCGAATCCTCCTGCAAGGCTTCAGGGTCACCAAAACGTTTGATGTACTCTCGGACAAGCGCCCGAGCGTCATGCTTGGGCTGTGATTTCCCCATTGCTCTTTGCCTTCACGCTTCTAGGTTTCCGAGTAACTTTCTTTTTTTCTTCTTCGATTACTTCAATGTGCGAAATAGACGACATTGGCAGATACATTGTACCATGCCGCTCATGAATCACGATAACACCGTTTTTATTAGGCCCCCACTTTAAGATGAATCCTTTGTGGTTTGGTGCTTTTAGATTGATTGCAATCTTGTCAAACACCGGTCGGCAGTCATGTTTTAGCGTAAATCCTACAATTTCCATTTTCCATCCTCAAATTTGTCTACCCCCATAGGCTGCTGAACCTGTGGGACATAAAAAAGATTATACCTATCGCGCAGAGATTTATACACATAACCTTTATGGCTACAGATAACTGGCTCCCCGCTTCGGTGTTCAAAGTACCCGAGCAGCAGCTTTGCCAGCCCGAGTCGCCTAAAAGCATCTTTAACATAGCAGTAATGCACTAAAAGAGGTCCTGTTTTAGTCCTGATTCCACACATCCACGCAAAAATCTGATTGGGGTCGTCATCCATCACGGCCATAACGGTAACTGACTTTTCCATAAGATTTCTTATGACTTTGCGGTGGCTCTTGTACAAGATGCCACGGTGCTGGTCTTTGTTTTGGTCGGCGTAACTGCGGAGCCAGGTGCTGTAAACTAGGGACGAGTCAGCGGTGCTTGCCAGTCGAACAAGCACAGGAAGCTTGTCATTATCTTTAATCGGATTGTATGCAAGGGTCGCATAAGGTGTGCTCATTTAGATTTCCCCTTTAATTTCGTGTACGCAATATCCGCTAGACGCTTAAGCTCATCATCAGACATTTGATCTAGTTGGTTTTGCTCTCGAATCCCGTGCTCAAGATTTGCCAGTTGGCAGATGCTTCGAGTTAGTTGGCCGAAGTGCTGAGAGTCGGCTTTATCCATTCCGCCACCCGACACAGTTTGTCGCATTAGTCTGCGAGTCTCGGCGTCGATAATTGTGTACATGCTTTCCATCATAGAGTGGAGACTTGGAAGAACATGGATATCGATAAGCTCGCGGGCCTCTTTGTTGATTTCCACAAAGGCACCTTCGTCTTCTATGTCTTGGTCGGCCTGCGCCAGAAGCTCTTCGCGGTCTTGTTTTCCAGCAGCACCTTGAGAGGCGGCTTTGTCGTACCGGACTTGGAGTTTGCCAGCGTTGAATATTTTCCTGCTCATTTATGCACTCCTGTGCTTGTCCCTCGAAAGGGCACCAAAAGGTGGCGCGATGCTGGGATCTAAGTACGGAGTTACCTGCACTTAGTTTGGGAATAGCTTGCAGGCGCTACATCCCAACACCGCGAGTAAACAGTAGAGGACACGGGGGTTTGACTCAAGGAAAAGGTGATAACGCGATGTGTCGGAACTGGAATTGAGGAGAGTGACGAGGAGGGTATTTAACGTAAAAGGGGTAACCGGTGCGCGGGGTGGGGTAGGGTCAAAATAAACTGAGGCCAGGTTCAGTGTATGACGCAGCGTTTCATGAATGAACATTCATTAAATTACCGGCGTTTTTTCGTTCCATATAAGAGGTGTAGACTTGACGCCAACGTCATACCTGCTATTCTGATTATGAGCTAACCAATTAACCAAGGACGATTCAATGAAAAGAAGTATTCACCGCAACTTGAACGCTGCTCGCAAGCGTCCCGACGTGTTTGTATGGGTTGCGTGCACGTCTACCAACAAAGCAGGGACGTTCACCCCGGGCAGCAAGGGCAAGAAAGAACGCGAGATTCATCCGAGCGACGGCGCTTTCATGCTCCGCAATGCTCGCCTTGATGTATCCGTGAAAGTAGCTGCTAAGATTAACGGCGGAGCTAACCGGGAAGTAGGCGCATATGCTCGGGGTGATATTTCATACGAGCCCTTTAGCGCTCGCCCTGCTCATGCTCGACGCATCACAATTAATATGATTCAAGCGGGTAAAGCCGACAAGATTACCAAGGGCATTGGACGCGGGGAAGCCTGTTTTGTCTATGCCGATACTCATACACCATGCCCTGATTCGGGGCTTACCATTTATGCCGACTCAACCGGCATGTACTTAGTTTAGGAGCTAACTATGACAAAGACACTGAAGATAACCACCAACAACCGCGCCCGCCAATTCGTAACAGGTCATAGGGTCCCAATGAATGTTTTGAAGTGGCAGTTTGACTACTTGACTGCCGAGGAGCAGTCGTTTGGAAATTTCTTGAGGTACAAAGGGCATTGGTATCACGTTTCTGATTTTACTAGGTTTGGGCCGCTTTTTATGGCGGGTATTGAGCGTTCAACCGGGAGCACTGAGGCGTCGCCTTTCGATAGTTGGCATGGGCGAACATCAGACTCGGCATGGTCCGGAGTTGTTATCAGGATTTCAGAGGATGGCGACACCTATCAGATAGGAACATACATCTTACGCGGATAACCCAAACCCACCAAAGAAACGAGCCCCGGCAATGTCCGGGGCTTTTTTTGTCTAAAAATCGGCACCGGTTCACTCCATTCAGGGCAACTGGTTAAAGATTCAGGTTCTCAAAAACTCAATTCAGGGCTTCTATTTCAGGACATTCCGTTCAGGACACGGGACAAGTGCGACCAATTAACCAGGACGGTTGATTCAGGATGTATTCGGGACTTGTTCGGGACATTAGAAGCCCCTTGGACATGCTATCGGTCCATTGATGTGCTGCATATCCAAAGGACCAAATAACGTTACTGAATTATCTACGCAAAAAAACGTACTTTTCAAGCATTTTCTTTCCGCCTGTATCAACTCGCGCAAATGTAGGGCGTCCGGAACTTATATATATACGCTACCTGTTATCAGGTACTTACAAGGTTTATAAAAAATATATAGTTTTGAGATATATTTGCGCCATAGATACAGAAAAACTTGTTTTATTGTTTAATTCTAACCACTTAGGCTCTGTATATCTTCAAAATCTCTGCGATTCTCTGCGAGTTGATACAGTGTTGCTGAGTTTCGCTCTGTAGGTAAATGCATTGAATATGTAGCAAACGTTGACGTGGGCGTCATAAATGATGTACTATCTACAGGAGCTAACCTTTTAACCATTCGAGGACAAATTTATGAACCGAATCAATGACAAAGACCTAAAAGAGCAGCTGAGAGTTATCAACAAGCTGACCGATGGAACATACACTCTCGATTTTGCATATGGTGGTGTTCGCTTGACTAAATTCACCGCCCCTGACCGGCACAGTGGGGAGAAAGATATCTCCGACCGATTCACCAAGCGAGAGCTTTACGAGTTTATGCGGGCATTCATTAAAGGCATTCACGCAATCAACGACCTCAACCGGTCTTAACCCCTTACCAGTCCCGTTAGTTCATTCTGGCGGGCCTGAGTAATGTGTTGAGCTAACCCAAGCAATGGAAAAAATTATGTCAAGAAAGAAGAGATACGAAGCCCGGAAACCTAGCTTATACGGGACCGAGATAGAAATATTCGACCGTTCAACCGGCTTTAAGATGGTCACAAACTTTAGGGAGTTCTATGCCAATATAGGCTGGGGTCCTTTGAGCGAGCATATCGAACGCTTGCCTAACTATGTGTTTCAGGATGTTTACGCCTTAGAGAAAATTCACGGGCAACAACTCGAAGCTAATGCTCTAAATACTGAGGTTATGGAGGAACGGGTTCTAGTTCACTGCACTCATGACTCCGAGATATCGGACGCGATACAAGCTCAGTGTAGGCAAACTGTCTTCTCTCTGGTTCGCAAGTTTGCCGGGGTCCTTTATTCCCAATGGGACCACTACGGCGCACCGCTATGTCATGAGTCTGAAAAGCAAATGGTTGATTACCTGTCCCGGCGCAAGTTTATCAGTCGAGTCATTCATTCAAGCCTTAGTCGAGACTAACCTACTCAGGAGAAAACTATGACGAAGAAAATTGTTGACTTAGAGCACCTTGAAAAAAACTACGGGGAAATAATTCACTGGGTAAAGTGGAGGTCAGACAACGCTTCCGACCCAAAGCACAATCGGGTCGGTTCTATGTTTACTAGCCTATCCGGAAAGCGCTGCGTTCAATCGGGGGCGTTGTCTATTCCAGTTGACCAGATAATCGAAATTAGTCACCACGGGCGACGCTGGTAAATCAGAGCTAACCCAAACAATGGAGAAAACCATGAAAGACCTAATAGACTGGATAATTTTAAGTATCGCAGGCTACTGGCTGCTTTGCCTTGTCATGTGTTTCTGATTCAGGACTTGACGCAACTATCAATCATAGAATAGAATAATTTCGAGCTAACTTTCTACTGAGGACAAAATTATGGAAAACTTACAAATTGATTGCGATATTAATCCGCCATCAGACTACGGCCTTGGTGCCGACCACGCATCTATGTGCGAGTTCACCCTTCTGGTAAATGATAAGCCTTTCAGGCTGGACGAATGGCTGAACACCGACGGCGTACTTGAGCAGGTTGATAGCCACATCAAATGCTGCCAGCCTGAAACGTTTGCTCAGGTCGCCAGTGCCCTGGACTGTACCGACGCGGAGTTGTGGGACGCTTTAAATGAGGCGGCGCGGGTCGAGGTGGCGGCATGAAGCAGGACTTTAAACTTTTGGTTCTTACATGGATGGCAGAAAGCAGAATCAGCGAGTGCTTCGTTGATTGCCTCAATCGGGGATACGCAAGATTAAAGCTTAAAGAGGCTCTTTCGGGTCAAGGGGGCGGGTCATGACTAATTTTTTTGACCCTTACGCGGAAGAGAAGAAACACAGCATCATCCACTGCCCTGGAGAACCCGGGGAAGAACGAAAGACCCTTAACTGTCTTGTCTCTGCAATCGAAGTTTTTGACGACGCAATGCTGGATATCGTGCTGTTGGCGCTGGACCCTTCAGCAAAGCTTCACGCAAAACAGATCGGGCGCGGCACGTTTGAGCTAGACGGAAAAAAAGCAAACGCGGCCTTGAGTGTTTTAGTTGCTAGGGATGGCTTCATCCTAACAGTGAAGTGGTGCGGCTGGCGGTTCTGCGGTTTTGTTGGGGGTGCTAAGTGAATTACCTAGACGCAATCTACAAAAACTATCAGGACGAATTTGAGAACCCCGCTGCATGGAATAGTTTAATTGGCAGGGCAATAGTTTGTATTCGATACCAAACAGACGAAGAGCGGGAGCGGCACGGTTGGCGCTGCGCTGCTCTTGTTCTAGTTCTGGACGATGGTACTCAGGTCTTTATCGCCGCTGACCCGGAGCTTAACGGCCCTGGGGCTATTCTGGTTATCAAAGACAGGGCTGATGTTTATGGTCCCACAATGAAACCGGCGACTCGGGTATTCAGGACATCAGACGGGTATGCACTCAAGTACGACGCCGCCCAAAAATCCTGGACCGATGGAGACCTGGCTTTTGATTCAGGTGAGCATGGGCGTCCGGTAGATTCTAACAACGAGCCGCTTGACGGCTGCTTTATTGATGAGGTGTGAGATGAAAGGCAGAATCCAAAACAGGACAACAACAATCTCGCATCCTATTTACGGGCACGTCGAATGGATTGATACCAGCGTATCAGGTGACCGGATTCAAATTAGATATTGGAGCCCGTCAGATGGCGGGTTTGTTAAGCAGTGGGTCGACTGGACCCTACCAAGGAAAGAGAGCTAATCATGACAAAAAGAAAAGCGAAGCCAAGAAAGTGTAGTCGGTGTGGGCACTACGGTCATAACAGAGCAACATGTACGCACCCTGTAAAGAGTTCTGCTATTAGTTTAGCCGAACAAGAAAAGGTAAGTGCAAATTTAACCGACGCCTTGAATGAAGCAATGAAAGTTATAGGTGGGGATCATGATCCCTGCCGCCCTA